TTCAAAACTGGATAGAAGTCCCGAGGGCCACGGTTTAATTTCACGAGGCTTGGGATCATGTCCATGTTGATCGGCGAGGCGATCTCATCGGCCACGTGCTCCAGGCCTGCCAGCATAAAGTCCGAGAGATCGTTCGATAGCGCGTACGCACCGCCCGACGCTCCCATCCCCAGCTCTAGGAAGTTCGCCAGAAACGCCTTAGCGATGCGGCGATCCTCGCGATCGATCGACTCCTCTACTTTCGAGGGATCATAGGAGTTGTTATTGAGATCGAGCTCCCAGCCAGAGGGGTAGATCAGATAACCGCTCTCATGCGTGACGTACTTTTCGAGAACGGTTTTCATGTTCGTCATCTCATCGCTGTTTTCCTTGCCCGCAGGCACCTTCGCGATGGGCGTTCCAACGGCAAACTTCTCGATGCCGATCGCGTTGAGCTTCAGATACAGATCCTTTCGCATCCATGGGCCGTAGCATGGGCGGAGCATCGAGATGCCCTCATAGTTCGAACCCTCCTGCTGGATGCTGAACGTGAGCAGGAACTGATCCGGGATCTGCACCGTCCCTTTATCGAGATCACCCTCGGCCATCTGCTCGATAGCCGACAGTTTTCCCGTCTGTTTGTTGATGATCCATCTCTCGATGGTTCTCGGCGAGCGCCAACCCATCATTCCGATGCCGTTGTATGAGCCGAAGCGGGGATGATCGAGAACGACCTTGTGCGTGATCTCAAAAACGGAGTGGCCGAAATCGATGAACGTGAGGATCTCGCTCACGACTTTCTTCCACGGGCGATCGAGATCATGGAACAGGATGTGCTCGATCAGTTTCGCATCTTCGATGGCCTCTGGCGATGGCTGCTCACCAGGCGCGCACCCTGGATGAACCTCCCAGCTGGCACCAAGGATCGGGTTTTTCACGGCCTTCAAACACATGGTGATCTGCGTATCCGATCGGCGCATCTCGTCATAAATATCTGCGCGGCGAGTGCCTCTGAGGTTCTGCAGATATTCCTCGGACGGGTAGCCAGCGTCCACCTTCGTTCCGGTAGATCCGATCTCGGAGTATTTTGTTCTCAGGGGTACGATCGTTTGGGCGTTCTCGACGGAATCGACGTTCCCATTTTCGCTGGAGAGGCGAAAGATTCGCTCTATGAGATTCGGCTGTTTTGTTTTTACCATCGTTTTCCTCGCTGGCCTGAGATCGTTACATTGGATTGTGGAACTAAGTTTTTCGAGAAGTCACCTGCATACTGTCCTTTGAAGCGAAGCAGGGCCTGAGTCGTTCCGTCAACCTGGTCATCGTTTGCAGCTGATGGGAACGAGGCCAACTCCTCCATGTAATCATGCACCCATGGCGCCTGTTCGGGCTCGGGGATGAGCACATCTCCTGCCTCAAAGTCTGGAGCGCAGGCGTTGAGCCGTGCCATTTTTGAATCCTTCACATCGACGGCGATGACTCCGCCGATTTCTTTCCCGATCGAGTCGATCACGGCTGGCCCGTTCGCCTTATCCTCGATCAGTTTGACCGTTGCGTTAGGCCACTTTGCGGATAGGGATTGGATCGCCTTGATTGTTTCCGTGAACCCCATGCGCGCGCGCACCTGATCGCAGAGATACTTCCTCCCAGCGATGCGGCACCAAACCTGCCCGACAACATAATCTGAGTCTGCTGAGTTTTTGAACGACAGATCCCAACTCTGGAGCCACTCGCCCTTGAGATAGGCCTCCTGTGGGAGCTGGCGATAGAATCGGAACCATTCTCTTTTGACGAGCGAGCCATCCAGCGGAGCCGGGCGCTGCTGATACAAGCCCGCCCATACTTTCGATCCGACCGATAGGCGGATGCTCTCGCATTCCTTGATGGAGTATTTCTCCGGCCAGAGCGGTTCGCCCTCGGCTCTTGGATCAAGTTTCAAAAGGCGTTGATCTAAAAATTCCTCATAACCAGTCGACTCGTCTGATTCTTTGATCATTGGCAACGAAACGATGGTCCATTTTTCACCAGTTTGTCGGGCTTGGGCGATAATTCGACCTGCGAGATCATCTTCATGCCACCTAGTCATGATCAGGCAGATGCCCGCGTTTTTTTCGCGCCGCGTGTAGAACGTGGACGTGTACCAATCCCAGTGAGTTTGCCTGACCGTTGGCGAAAGGGCCTCTTTCCAGTTTTTGATCGGGTCGTCGACTAGCCCAAAATCGAATCCAAAGCCCGTAATGCCCGATCCAATGCCCGCCGATCGATAAAAACCTCTGTGCCCTACGATCTCAAAGATGTCGTTGTTTCGTAACCAACTACCCTTCACGTTAGATCGCACGTTCTCACCACTCAACGTCGTATTCGGGAAGATCATGCGATAAGCCTCCGAATCTATGATGCGCTGCACGTCGCGATTGGCAGACGATGCGAGGCTGTCTGAATAGCTCGTTGCAATGATCCTTCGATTTGGATCGCGCCCAAGGGCTGATGCTGGGAATCGCCTGCTTACAAGTTCGGTTTTACCCATCCGAGGCGGCAGGAAGATCATGAGGTTGACGATCTCGCGCTTAAAAAATCGATCCATGGCTTCAGCCACGAGTATGTGATGCCAGTTTATGGTAAAATCGACTTTAGTGAAGGCTGCAAATGGCAGCAGGTCGCGCGACGCAAGGTCTATCAATTCTTGTTCGGCTATCGCAAGCGCCTCTTTTTCTTGAAAGGGCGACAACGAAGGCAGGTAACTACGATTCTTCGCCATCGACCTCAACCCCTTTTACTTCGATCGTGGCCTCCGATGCCACAACTTCATCCAATTTGACGAGTGTTTTTGAATGTTCAATCCGAGCAAATAGCTCAAGGTATTGACGCAACTTCTCCTGTCTCGTTTCCCGCGGCAGCTCCGTGACTTTCAATGGCGCGCCGTCTGGTCCAGTCAGTTCGAGTCGATCAGTTTCGCGCCATTTTTCCTGAGTCTTAAGCCAGAATTGAAGCATTTTAGGGTCTGGCGGTACGACCTCGCGCGCGATCCTCGTTTCCCATTGCTTTGTTTTAGGGTTGAACCATTCCTGTTCGTATTGTCGAGTGTATCCCGTGGCCAATTGAAAGGCTGTCTGATGAACTTTCTGACTTCCTTGCGCCTTCCCTTTTTCTAAAGCCAATCGAGCCGCTTTATTTCGCTTCAGGTGTTTTTCAAATGTTTCGCGACTAACCCCAAGGATTCTAGCTATTTGCTCATTTGGCAGCCTGATTGCGGCCATGCCTTCGAGCATTTTTATTTGATCTGGCGTGAGGCTCAATCGTGACTTCACTTGAGCCTTTCATGCCCGCAAACTGGACAAAGATATGTGTTTTCGATCGTTTTTGCCTTTATTGGGATCCATTCGGCATCGGCAATGCGGGAGTTTATGAGAGTTTTTTTGTTTTTAAATACCAGGGCTTTTTTTATGTATCCGGCCGCGATCGCCTTTTGCACGGCTGTGTGAGAGACGCAGCGGTGTTTCGCGTAGGCGCGAGCGGACACGATAGGCATTTACTTAACCAACGCTAGAAATTCAGCCCGGGCGGCTGGATTGTCGCGAAAAGCTCCGAGCATTGAGCTCGTGACCATGGTCGTGTTCATTTTCCCGACGCCCCGGCAACTCATACACTGGTGATGAGCTTCAATGATCACGGCAACACCTTTAGGTTTAAGGTGTTCAACTATTGAGTTTGCGATCTGGATAGTCATTTTTTCTTGGATCTGAAGGCGTTTGGCGAAGCAATCGACGAGTCTTGCGAGTTTTGAAAGGCCTACGACTTTCCCATTTGGCAGGTAAGCGACGTGGGCCTTGCCGATGAAGGGCAGCATGTGGTGTTCGCACATGGAGCTAAACTCGATGTTTTTGAGCAGGACCATTTCATCACAGGCACCGTCTTCGAATACGGTTGAAAGGATCTCAGCCGGGTCTTTTTTGTATCCTGCGAAGATTTCAAGCCAGGATTTTACAACGCGCTTCGGCGTATCGAGTAAGCCTTCTCGGTTCGGGTCTTCGCCGATGGCTTCGAGGATTCCTCTGACGAGGTGCTTGTGATCTTTTTGCATTACTGAACTCCTAAAATCTTATGTAACTGAATTGAAAGGCGCCATTGTGGGTGCGCGTGACAAAAAGCGATTGCAAGATCAGTATTGGCTGACAAGCCGGGCCCGTCGATGGGCTGAAGAAACAGGTTTTTTCCCATCGACTCAAATTGACTGATGCGAAGTCCGTCAATCGGCGGGGGGTAGAGGATTTTTATGTCGTCAGCATCTTTGATTTTGGTCTGTTCGGCCGCTTGTTTCGGGCTGACTGTCACATGATCGAAATAAGAGCGAAGCTCAGAGATGTCTTTTGATCCGTTTGTTTCGAGATGGAGGCTGAAGCCTGCCTGTTTAAGCGTTTTCACGAACTCGAGGTCCAGCTGCAAAGTAGCTTCCCCGCCCGAAATCACGACAGTTTTGACAAATGGGCTTAGGTTTTTCAACTTATCCACAACCTGATCAGCCGAAAGGCGTTCACCGCCCAGAAAATCCGTATCACAGAACCAGCAAACAGCTTTTGATCGATCTTCCATGCGTCCTGACCAACGATTACAGCCTGCAAAACGAACGAACAGCACTGCTGTACCCGCGTGACTGCCTTCACCCTGGATCGTTGGACCGAAGATTTCTTTTATCGCGTAGGTTTTCATCGCATCACCACGGCAGCATTCGATCCATGTTCGAACACTTTGACCATCGCAACTCTTACGCGAGTCTCTTCCCAGTCATCGAACCTATTTTGAATCTCGAAGATAAATTTCGCGAACCGTTCGCACCCGACGCCGCCTGGGAGCACGGTCAATTGAATGAGTCCGACAGAGTCCATGTCGTGAAATTCTTCGAGCATGGGGTCGTCGTCTGAAACCACGGTCTTGTGATCGAACGTGTCCTTCAAAAACTGCTCAATCCATTTGCATTTACCAAAATCGTAAACCCAGCCATTCTCGTCGAGTTCATCAGCCTCGAACTCAATGTGCACGCCCAAGGCGTAGCCGTGAAGGTATCGACAGTGACTTTTAGCTCTCCATTGACGAAAGGTTGCGCTCAAACCGCGCTCATTGCCGTAGGTTTTTGTCGATCTAAATCTCATGAAGTCTCCAATCTGGTAGTTTTCTCATGTTTCTTTTCAAAACTTGCATACTTCGACCAAGCGATAGGCCCGCAATTGGCGCACAGAAATCAAGTCCCGCAGCTTTTAAAGCAAACAGATATTCGCTACCGCCCACGGCGTAAAGTTTCATCTGATCGAGCTTTAAAGCCTGCGCCTGTCGTTTGATTTCAACGGCTCCGATCGATCCCGGCTGTCCCATCTTGAGGTCGTATGGGTCGAGCTCATCAGTTAAACGAAGGAGTCCGTGCTTGGCTGACAAGATAAAAACTCGCGACCCATCAACGACGCTCAACGCCCATGCGAGATTCATTTTAAAATAGGGCCCCTGATAGAGGTGCTGGGCTTTCGTTAGGACTTTCGTTTTTTTAAAACCGCAAGGGATGATAACTGCCGTCTGTTTGTTATTCATATTCTGTCGGGTCTTTCACGCCTGCCAATTGAAACGCCTCTTTTCGTTCAGTACACGATCCGCACGTTCCGCAATGCTTGTCCTTCCCCTTGTAGCATGTCCAGGTCAGCTCGAACGGCACGCCGAGCTCGTGACCTATTTTTGCAATCGCAGTTTTGTCGATTGTCTGAAAAGGCGAAAGCATTTCGATTTTTGCGTAGGTTCCGAGCGCGATAGCTGATCGCATAGCTTCAGCAAAATCAGCTCGACAATCTGGATAAATTGCATGATCACCGAAGTGATTGCCAAGAATAATTGCAGATGCTCCTTTTGATTCTGCAAACCCAGTTGCAAAAGATAGCATGATTCCATTCCTGAACGGCACAACTGTTTTCTTCATCGACTCGTCAGCGTAATGACCATCTGGGATTTCGCCGCCTGATTTCAACAGGTTTGACTGAAAAGATTCGAACGGCAAATGGATCACGTTTAAATTGACACCGTAATGAGCTGCGATTTTTTCAACCGATTGCAATTCTTTGAGGTTGTGTTTCGACCCATATTGGAAATGGATTACATCTTCAACGTGAAACTTCGACTTCGCCCACGCGAGAGCCGTCGTCGAATCCATTCCGCCCGATAAAATTACGATTACTTTTTTTTGTTCCATTTATTTTTCCTCTGATCGTTCGTTGTCGATGAAATTCTTCCAGGCTTTCGGCTAAATTCTGTTCTGAAAGTCCTGCGAGAAATAAATTGGTTCCATTTTTTTCATAGAGATCAAAACCCAATCGAATCCACGATGCCATGCCTATTCGAAGAACTACTTTTTTAAATTTTTCTCCCGACCTAAGGTCGTCGGGATCGAAACCCATTCTTTGAACAGCTTCGGCTTGAGTGTTTTTTTGCGATCGCTTGAAAAAAACTTCTTTTCTGACTTGTTTAAAAATGCCCCCGCCTAAATATAACGGAACAGCACCGTAGCGATGTCCATTTGACCATGTCGTGCTGTCGGCCATGTACGGCTTAAGGGCAATGAGAAAATCAGGGTGACAAAATCCTAACCAATGAACGCGCCGACCATTGACTCGTTTCATGATGGCTTTGACGAAACCCTTGTTCTTGTGAGTCCCAACGAGCCCGCCAATGCCAACGACATCCGATGTCTTGTAATACTCGTCTAAAATTGCTGGATCTTCGCCTCGCGTGAAAATTGGAATTGGCTTGAAACCGCGAGAGAGCATAGTTTGATAATTCGCGAGCGTTGCGTCGGGATTTCCGACTACGTCGAGCATAAAATAGCGCCACGGTTTAAACGGTAAAGCGTCGAGAAAACGACAATAGTCGTCTAGCGTGATGAGCTTACCTGTTCGCCAGGCCGTGAACGCACCCGAGTCGAGCAGAAATCGAATATCTGATTGGTTGTTTTTTAAAAACTCAAGCATCCCTGGCTTTAGGTATGGATAGGCCATTAAGATGTTGAGTTTCAAATCCTCAAACAACTTCGACTCCTTCGAGCGATGTTTCTAGGATCGCTTTTTTGACCGTGATCAAGACTTCGTCTTTGATTTCTTGTGGGCACTTGATTTTTATGATCGCGCTGATTCCATCTAAATTCTCGTCAATCCCGTCGACAACACCAGAGCTTGAATCCCAAGCATTGTCGATCACGAGTTCGTTTAGTCGAAGATCGACCAAAACGCTTTCGCCCAGATCCATTTTTAATTCATCGAGCAAAGCTTGTAGGTCGTCCGTGAAAAATCCAGCGATCTTTGGATTGTTTAACGTCACATTGAGCGCCATTTCGTCAGCTTCAGAGAGATCGACTTCAACGACTGGCACTTCTTTGAAACCCAACTCTTGCGCTGCTCGCAATCGCTGGTGACCGCTTACTAAATTCCCGGTTCGTGTGTTCACGATCAACGGATCGACGACGTTAAAGCGTCGTAGCGATTCCTTCAATCCTTCAAATGAGGAATCCATGATTGCGCGCGGATTGTAATTAGCTGGTTTTATTTCATCGATTGAACGGTTTTTTATTTGAATCATGTGAAAAATTTGTCTCATTTTGACAACAATTGGCAACATTTTTGAGATGAAATCCCCCACCTTTGACCTGATGCGTTTTTATCGTTTTGATACGTGCATAGCATTTTCGATTTGCACTTCTGCATGACGCATGGCATGATCATTACATAGGTCGCGAAACGAAAGGACGAAACATGAACAAATCAAAAGCAGAGTTGCTGCAAGACCGAATCAATAAAATTTTAGACGTAGCAATCGAAGAACTTCAATTCTTTGAAACCGACGAAGACGCGCCCGAGGTTGATGATTTGATCAAATACGCACTAGACGCCCTTCAAGAACATGAAGCGGACATCGGAAACGTCAAACCGAAGGATCGCTAATGAAAAAACCAACACTTCGCCAACGATACGAAAATCTATCCCTCGACAAGTTGTTGGCTTTAATAAAAATCGAAGAGGAACTTTTTAGTCTGTATTTTTGTTGGAAAAAAAAGGCCCATTGTCGAAGACGACTAGACGCTTTGAAAACGGTTGTGATGAATAAATACCCTGAGTTCCGGTAAGGAGATCAAATGAGCGACTATAACGCAAAAAAATACGATGACATAATGAAAAAAATAAAGGCGGCTTTACGTGAAACAAAGACAGCACGCAGAAATCTTGATGAAGCCTTACCCATCGTCCGATGCGCTCAAGATGACATCGACGAAGCCATTGACTCACTACTTGACGCTTACGATGAACTTGAAGACTTGCAAGAAGCTGAGTTTGCAAACGAAGTGCACAAAGATCCAGTTTTACAAATAAAACCGCACCCGCCAGAGATTGCTGACCTAACGCCAGAGCAGGTCGCAGAAGCTCAGAAACGCTTTTCTGACGCCGAAGAAAGGAACTAAATGAAAAACACACCAGGACCCTGGACTCAGACGTTTAACGGAACAGGGATTTTAGCTTTAAGCACGACCAAGACGTTTATGCTGATTGCAGAAACCAAGATTGTCCATTTTGAAACCGGTTGCGGAGTAAGTAGCGTCAATGAAAACGAGGCTAAAGCAAACGCTCAATTGATTGCAGCAGCTCCAGATTTGCTAGATGCGCTTGAAGGCGTTCTCGAACAAGTTAGCGAAACATTTCGAGATGTATGGCGAAATGGCGATCATGATACAGAACACTACTGCCCGCTTTGTAGTGCACGAAATGGCCGCCATGATGATTGGTGCTCAGTTCCGGCAGTAATAAACGCAATAACCAAAGCGAAAGGCAAAGCATGAGACAGGTAGTTAGGCCAAATCAAGCAGGGAAATTTCCGCAAGTAACAAGTTTTAGCGACTTCTTTGGCGAGGTAGCACTTGGCAACGGAACTCAATACAAGATTTTTGTCGCCCAAAAAGGAGACTGGTTTGTCGTTGCGGTATTAGGGTATGGCGCCTACCAATTTCAAGGCTACGTTCATCGCGATTACGCTGGCGATAAGCTCGGAGTGAAAAACAAGGCCGACGCCGCAAACCTTGCTGATTTTATCAATGCTCAAACTTTAGGACAAGATTACAACGTGCAAGGGGCCTATAACGGTATGTTCTGCGAAGACCTCGCGCCGAGGTATTCATGACTGGAGGAAAAAAACTAAGACAATCGTTCAACACGATCGAACTAAGGCAGCTAGACGATCTCCTGGAGACGATGCAAGTAGTTCATGAGGAAGATCGGATCATATCCGACCCAAAAACAGCAGAGGAGATCCGCAGGCTGCGGGCTAAGATCCAGCAGATGATCCTCCAGCGCAGAAAGGTTCGGTAAGCGTGAAATTCAGTAATTTTCAATGCGGATGCTGCGAGCCTTAGCCCGGCAAATCGAGAGAAATTCCTGGCGTATGAACTTGAACTAAGGCGCGGGCTAATCTTACAAATGATTGACGACGGCGTTTTAAAATTTGTAATCACAAGAGGCTGAAAGGAATTGTTTC